GTCTACTTGAAACAAATTCTACTAATGCCGCACGAGTGTTCTCAACAGAATTTTCTGTTTCGCCACCGATGCCAAGATTTACCTCTTGTGCAACTTCAGCAGCTTCTAGAACTTCTGGATCTGTTAAATTATCTTCAGAAGCTCTTTTTTTCATCATCATTGCTTCTTCTTCTTTCATTTTTTCTGCCTTTTTCTTCATCATAGCCTCTTCAGTTTCCATTTCTTCTTTCATAGGAGGCTTTTTGGCAGCTAATAGCGCAGCGATAGCATCAAAAGCTTCGTCATCTAGGCTTTCAAATTTATCAACTGTTGAAGAAGCTACTTCGGATTCTACGCCATTCTCAATGAGAGCAGCCATTCTTTTCATCTTCTTTTCTGCTTTCATCATTTTTTCTTCTTTACCTTTGTAAGCAGCAATGGTTTCGAGAGCAGAATCAAGTTCTGCTTTCATTTTCTTCATTTCTTCTTCTTTCATATCCATCTCTGCTCGCATCTTTTTTGCTGCTTCTTCTTTTTCGACTCTGAGAGCTTCGATTTCTGCTCTGGTTTGAGTAAGAGCTTCTTCTCCAGCCTTAACAGAATCATTTAGTTCTTTGATTGTATTTTCTGCTGCACTGACAGAAGCATAAGCTTCCTTAACAGCACCTGAGCAATCGGTAGCACCGGCAACACTAGCCAGAGACTCGATTTTTGTCTTGATGTCGGCAATTTCTGTTTCTAAGTTCATGTTAATATTCTCCACTTCTGGTTGAGGATCGATATTAGATACACCTGATATTATAAAATTTATATTTTTTTCGGACGAAATATTTTTTTGCTCAATATGGTTTAATTCATTTTTAGTAAAAATAATACTCTCTGGATTAGCTGGTTTGTCAACAAATCCCTTTCCAGAGAATGTTATGTTTCTTAAAACTCTACCTATTTTGTATTGTTCGTGCTCTCCTGCTCCTCCGTAGGATCTAAGATATTTTGTTAAATATGCTGTATTATTATCTCTGCTTAAAATTTTATATTCACCAGTAGTTTTATTCATTAGTCCATAATCAAAACCCTTAAATAAACATTCCATACTAACATATTTTTGACCATTTTCTATTTCAGCAATTAGTTTCTCGGCTCTTTCTTTTAGTTCTGGTTTGGAAAATGCTCTATATATTACAGAGCCTGTTAGGATATGGAATTTATCTGGTAAATTATCTACTGGAGTATTTTCATCTATTAATATGCCATCTCCAGTAATAGGCCAATTAGCAGTAATGTGTCCGATGATTAGACTTTCGTCGTGCTCTAGATTGGTTGGTTTGTCTTCTGGAGTATTTCTAGCTGCCCAAATTTCTGATTTATCAAAAATATCATCATTCTTATTCCAATTAGAAGTTACTAAAATAGATTGAACATAATATAAATCTTGATCATTCAAGGCCGATAAAGTTTTTATGTGACTTATGACTTTCGACAAAGAAGTATCTTTGCATGGTTCTACTAGACTAGCATAGGTAATTCTTGCAGTAGCTCTAATAGCGTCTGCTATGCCGTCATCGTATTCTTGTTGAAATATTTGCATAGTATGCTCCATTATAATGCTTTATCATACACCATAAAATAAAATGACGCTTTTGCTTGCTTATAGTCTTCAATTAAAAGATCATCTCCTAATTGATTGGATATATTTTTGATATAATTTTGATATAGTCCATATAATTTTAAAATAGTATCATTATTAATAGAACTAAACGTATGTAATACTAAGTCTTTATCTATTTTGCAGAAAGGTGTCAGTGAGAATAGTATTTTGGATTTTACTTCATCAAATTCTTTGTATTCGTTCGAGGTTAAACTTCTGACATTTTTTTTATTATAGAACTCTAGTAGTATAGGATTAATAATATCATTTATTTTATCTTGCGCTTTACTTGCCCATATCATTAAACTTGCTCCCGTTTGTGGGGCAAATTGTTTTTGTTTTCGTGGTGACTGATCCTTCGAATTTTTTGGCCGCCCCTGTTGCGGTTCTCCTGGCAGCGATTCGGGAGAATCGCTTGCCAACGGTGTTGGTTTGCTAGGCTGCAATTGTTGTTTAAGTTCCAATCCATTCTGTTCACCATCTTTTTTGTCATTTAGTTCTAGGCCGACTTCGCCAGGAGTCACAATACCTAATTGTAGAGCGATCTTTTTTAAAGCATTTTCTGGTTGTGGATCATGCCAAGGACCAGCCTTATCTATCATCCTGTTACTTTCTCTTTCTCTGTATTCTCTATTTAGTCTGGTCTTCTCCATGTCGGGATCAAATCCGAATCTTGTTTGAATAAGCTCATCGCTTATAATATTTCTATCAGATAGTTGTATTAGTAGTGCTTTTTCAGCATCCTCATTACTTAAATCCATTCTATCAAATTCTATTTTTGCTGGATACTTAAATCCCATAGCTTTTTGAACTAAAGAAATTTCATGTTCCCAAAAATCGATAAGAACATCTCTTCCGTATTGAAGTCTTTGAGTTAATGTTTTTAAGCTAATGAAATTATTTGTTGTTCCTGCGGCTCCAAAAGTTCCTGTTAGAGTAGGAGGAATCCCAAGACCAGCATATATAGCATTTAAATGTGGAGTATATTTACCTTCTCCAAGAAAATTATGAACATTTGTATTACTCTCCAATAATTCAATGTCTGGCCCCCAAATCAAATCCATAGTACCACCACCAACATTGTTTCCTAGAATACTAGCTAGTTTTGCTGTGGCTGCTTTAGTTGGAGCAATTCTATGTTCTAAATTACCTAATTTAAAAATTCTAATATTACTAATAGCTCCATCTAGAGCTGCCATATCTGCGAGCTTCAATTTTTCTATTACTGCTATATCATCCATAATAGCATAAATCATCGGATATGACCAAGCTTGCCAATCGTCTTTTTTATAGTGAAAAACTAATGTTTTGGTAGGATCAAGAGGAAAAGCTTTCTTTGCTTTTGCTGCTTCGATAATTTGTTGTGGAAGCTGTTCAACTATTAGTCTTTCTGCTTCTGTTTTTGGGCTATTAATAATTTTTCTTAAGTTAGGAGGAACTTGAAGCTCATATGTTTTATTATCTACGAATGAAGATAATGATCCTGCTGTAACATCAACAAATACAGGATCGACGAAAGTATACTTCCAAGGAATTTCTCTTTTTTCTACATTAATTTGAGGAAGCTCTGAAACTAGCGAGTCGGCATTTCCTAAAGATTGATATAGTTTATCTACTACTTTGATACTGATTTTAGCTGTTCGCCTATCTATAACTACATTTCCACTCTTATATAAATTATTCAAAAATCTTTCACTACGATCTTTGCCATTAATTTTTTTAAACCATCTTCTATAAAATCTTTCTATTCTTTTATTTTTATGAACTAATCTTATGCCTTGACTAGCAAAATCACCCATAAGATCAATAACATTTTTTACTAAACCAACTCTTTGATAAATATCTTCTGCTCTTCTGAGTATGCTTTTAACTCTATAAGGAGGAGCTTCTTCTGGTCTGAAATTGTAGTAGTCACTCTTTGTTAAGCCGGGACGTCCACCGGTATTTCCATCAAGATTTGAGTAATCAAGAGTGTATCTTCTGGTGGCTGATGTTTTTTCTACTAAAGTAAATTCATCTAAAGAGGATGCGGAAGTTTTTAGGGCCTCTTGTTTTGATGCTAAATCATCACCCCATGTAACATATGCTTGTTCTGGGATTATATTAGCTTCGGAGATAATATCGTCTTTTGTTTTTTTCTTGGCCATATTTTTATCACTTAATAATATATTTAAGTCTATTGTTAGTATTGTCAGCTGGTAATATATATCCTAAAAATTCTAAATAGTTTCTTAATTTATTTTCGTACAGATCTTGTAATAAATAATTATTTGTAACAAATAAATCAAAATAAATAGGTTTATTTACAGATATTTTATGGTAGTGAGCAAACCTATTGTATGGATTAACGGTTTGTCCTACCTTAAGAAGTTCTTTTTTGTTGTCAGATGCTAAATATAAAAACGGCTGATTTATAAAAGACTTAAAAGACTTCAGAGAATTGCTGGACTTTAGATATATAATTTCTGGAAATTTATTTTTAATTTGTTTAATAATTGATTTTTTATATTTTGCGTGTTTATTGAATCCTTTCCATGATAATTCATCTATACAATCAGAAAATGAATGTTCTATAAAAATTTTAGAATTAAGATATCTATTATAATTATTACGACCAATCGAATTAGCACACTTAATACAATAATTTGTGCGATGAGCGTATTGATTACTATTTGGCTTTCTACATCTTTGACAATAATTAAGATCTGTGACTATCATAGTTAATATGACCTCGATTGATACACAATGCAATTACTATTTTTTAATACACAATTATCTATAAATTCCTGTATAAATATCATCATTAGCGCCATTAATAAACCAGTCTGGACCCCTATATAAAGCGCCTCCTTGTTTAGCCGAATTATCTTTGGCATTTGATCCTATTATATCATAATCGACCGGCTTTAATGAGCGAGCTATAGTTCTAGCTATCATATTTGCTATTAATAGTGAACTATATCTATCTTTTCTCATTTTTCCTTTGCGATGCGAAGATGTTTTAGTTTCTGGAGTATCCCATCTGTCTCTAGCATTTGAACTATTACTGGTTTGTGTCATAACTATTGTTGTTAATTCATTTTTAAGTTCTTCAATTTCTAAAATACATTCACTTAAACTATCGTACAATGGACTAAGATCATCCTCTATAATACTCTTACCTTCTTGTTCCATGGCTAGTCCTAAAGTTAGATTATCAAATCTAGGAAATAATAAAACTTTATCTTCAAAATCTTTTCGCAATCCGTGATTAGCTTGACTAGTCCAATCTGCTTTGGCAAACTGTACCAGTTCTAGAATATGTAGTCCTTGCTGGCTATCAGTATCTTTTATTTTGTTATCGTCTATTATTGGCCATATCAATTGTTCTCCTGGCTCTAATTTGATAGGATCATGTAGAGCCTCCTCAATAGCAACTCCACCTCCTTGAGCATCCATTCCTACTCTAATGGGATTAAATGTTTTCATTAGATTGCGAATTTTTCTAGCGCAAAATCCATAAAAATCATGTTCATTAATTAATCCAGCTTTTTGTCTTTCTTTAAAATTAGAACGATTAGTTGTCCAACAATATACTATTCGAGAATGAGACTGATTTACTTCTAATACAACTATACTGAAATTATCTTGTTCACTAGCGGGATCGATTCCATAAATGTATTGTTTACTTGGATCTCCTTTAATAGTAGCATCGAATAATACTGGCTCATTATCTATTATAATATTATTATTTGATACAACACAACTCTCTATTAAACTTCGTCTAAAAAATCCTTCACTATCTTTAACAAATGTTGCGCCATACTCCATGTTGTATATACCAGCATGAATAGTTGCGCGTGCTCTACTTACCTGTTTATCATCCATAAATCCTTTTGGGATTAACTCATAAGGAATACGGATAATACTATAATCTTTCCAATTAAAATTTGGAGGAATCTCTCCTTTAAAAATATCACCAAGTTTTCTTTCGTCTCCTTTGCTTTCTATAATAGATTTGTATCTTTTCCAGTACTGAGCAAAGTGTTTGAAATCATAATCAGCCGTGCCGCTAATAACAGCCTGATTACCCATTTTTTTATTTAAAGTGTCTAGTTCATCATTCCATACTCCAGCATCTATCATAGCTTGTCTTTTAGCCGCTTCTTTAACATTAGATATTGGGCTGGCGCTAACAGCAGCAAACCCAGAGACTACTGTTTCGTAAATATCTGGACTAATACTAGAAAATTCGTCTGCTAAAATAATATGTGCTCTAAGACCTCTAATCTTTTCTCCGGTTCCCATTGGAATAGCAATAGCCCAACTATCACCAAGTCTCATTGTGCATCTGTCAACATCTCGTCTTGGACCATCGTCGTTTCCTGTAAAAATACTTCGTAATATTGGACTATTACGCCACATAGTTTCCATATATTCGAAAATAATTTTACTTTGTCTAAATGCTGAACCTACTATAACAACTTTGGTTCCTGGAAAAAATGAGCATTTTAATATAGCATATAATGCTAAAGAAAAACTTTTACTAAAACCACGACTTCCTATTAGCATTGGAAAAGGACGTGTCCAAATCTCTTGTAATACTGCTATTTGAATTGGATGTAATTCTATATCAAATAATAGTTTGCATGTGCTTCCTAAGTATCTTGGATTTCTAAGAAGCTTGAGAAGATGCAGATCCGGATTTGCTATATCTCTTTCGTTCCTATGAATCATAGGATTGTTATCTAGTTTTAGAGATACTAAATCTCCAAGACCCAGCCAAGCATCGTCAAAAGATACGTGAGGTTTACTCATCTAAGGAATCTCCTGATGGAAATTTCATATTATTTTTTTCCATATAGTAGATCTTTTTCATAATGTATTCTGCCATCTTTTCAGCATTGGTACTATCTCCACAAAAATACACTATTATATTATGTTTAATTTGTAGCTCTAAAATATTTTTTAGTAAAAATGCTGGACTAATTTTAATTTTATCCCACATTCTTTTTGGAACAGTGCTTCCTATTGGATAGATCATAATATCTTCTAGGTCGAACTCTAATAATAAAAATGAATATTTAAGCTGACTCAATCTCATTATCACATCTTTGAATCTGCTTTCCACGATATTATTAGCAAATTCGCTAACGCTCTTTTTCCTCTCAATAGCAAGAAGGTGTTGCAATCCATCGATACTATAATCGCCCGTATCCAGTTTTTTATGAGCGGTTGCAAAGTGACCAAAACCCCACGGTTGCTGCTCTCGCGTATCAACGATTATTGTAAAGTCTGGATCATTCATGCTTTTTATCTGTTAAAATTTTTGTAAATACTGATGCGTAAATGTGTTCGAGTCCGTTTATCATTTGATGATGAGTTTTGCAAAGTGTTATACCATTGTCTGTGTGATATCGTAATCCTGGATTGTCTGCCCAGCGTAGTATGTGATGAGCGTTCAAATATTTTCTTTGTGTGCAATTTGGCCATTGACAACAATAGTCATCTCTTTTGTAAACATCTTTTCTCCATTTTTTGTATGCTGGATCATCATAGTTTCGTTTCATTTGTGGTGTGTTTCAATATCGCTAGTTACCATTTGTTGTACCAGTGTGTCAAATGATACTTTTGGTTTCCAGCCTAATTTGTTTGTGGCTTTGGAACAATCTCCGCGCAAAAAGTTTACTTCACAAGGTCGATACAAATCAGGATCAATATACACATAGTCTGTGTAATTTTTGTTAACCAGAGCAAAAGCTCTAACTAGAAATTGTTCTACTGTGTAGGTTTGGCCGGTGCTAATAACATAATCGTCCGCACAATCTGATTGTAGCATCAGGCTCATTGCTACTATATAGTCCTGAGCATGACCCCAATCTCTTTTGGCTTGTAAATTGCCCAAATGTAATTTAGTGTTGTTATGCAGAAGATGGTTTTCTAATTGGCCTATATATTTGGTAATTTTACGCGTTACAAAATTCTCGCCACGACGCGGACTTTCGTGATTGAATAGTATACCAGAGCATGAGAATATGTTGTAGGCTTCTCGGTATATTTGAACTAATCTATGAGATGCTAATTTAGCCACAGCATACGGACTCTGGGGCGCAAACGGAGTATTTTCGTCTTGATAGTATTCTATTTCGTTTGTTTGAGGATTTGTTCTGGTGGAATAATTGGCTCCAAACATTTCGCTTGTGCTAGCTTGGTAAAATCTTGTTGTTGGACTAATGTGAACAATAGCTTCTAGAAGATTAACAACTCCTATGGTATCAATCTGAAAGGTGGTGCTGGGTTGTTTGAAGCTGGTAGCAACATGACTCATAGCGGCCAAATTATATAATTCGTGGGGCTTGTATTTGTCTAGAATATAATTACAGCTTGATGGGTCTGTGAGATCAAATTCTTCTAAAATAAGATTTTTGTTGGTTAGTAGGTGATCTATTCTGTATGATGTGTTTGTGCTACTGCGTCTGTGAAGTCCAACAACAGTATAATTTTTTTCCAGCAAGTATTCTGCTAGATAACTTCCGTCCTGGCCATTTATTCCTGTTATTACGGCGATTTTTGTCATAAAATTACTCCACGGTTTCCGGACTAAGAAAAGGTTTATCTAAACTATTATCTAGATATTGATGATATTCGCTCAGTTTTTCTTTATATTTTTCAGTGGCTAATGCTAGTATTTCCATTTCACGACCTTCTCGTTCTCTTACTTCTTCGTCTTCTAACATTCTTATTAATCCTATCCAACTACTTTTACCATCTTCGATTCTTTTTATTCTTTGCTCTCTTGTGGCTTTGAGATCTTTGCTAATTTTTTGTTGTTCGCTAAGCAATTTAGTATATTCGTTTGTGTAGTTGGCTATGCTATTTCGAGCAAAACTTAGTTGTGTTTCTAGATTAGCAAGTTTGGGAATATCTCTTTGATCTTCGGATTTTTCGTATTCTTTGTCCACAAGACGCTGAAGTTTCTCTGTTTCAGCAATGTGTCGTTTGCGTTCTTTCATGCTTCGATTAATCAGAATATCAATAGTTATAAATTGTTTAATTTGAAGTTCTTCTGCTGGAAGCACATCTTCTCTAAATTGTTTAATTAAGCTAACCCACGTATCCTCAAAATACCTTAGTTCTCCTGTGTCCTCGTCAAATTGTCTTTTTATTTCGGGCCAAAAGGTTTTGCTGTATAGTTTTTGTCGTAAAATTTCATTATCTTTTAGTTCATCAGCATTATCTATAATAGTTAGATTGTTTTCTTTAATATATCTTTTAATGGGATCAACATTTCTATTAAGCTGATCCGCTATTTGATCAACGGTTAATGATCCATAGCTATCTCGTATAAATTTTTCTTCGTCTAAACTAAGTTGACCACGTTTTTTATTCATCGGAATCAGTATCTTCTGGGGATTTAAATTGTTTCATAATTAACGATATGTGATTTTGAAGTTTTACTAATTTTTGTTTTGTTATTTTTTCTCCGTGTTTTAGTCTTAGGTATGTTTCTCTGTATTCGCTGTGTATGTTTTCGTCTAAAAATTCTATGATCTCATTGTTAGAAACAGAATTGGTAAGATTTAATGAGTTTGTAATATCATAGTCTATATAGGTGGGCTTCATAATATTTTTTTTATTAGTATTTCTATCCAACCACGACTTGTAAAGTTCACACTCATTTTTGTCCTCGTACTTGGAGCATTGACTAGTTGATACTTTGCAATGAGCATCATAAAGGGGACAATTTAAGCAGGGTTTGTCGGGCCTTTGGTAGTTGTTTCGTTTGTAATTAAATAATCGATTACGAACATGCGTCCATAAAAAATTCTCTAATGGTCGTGTGTGATCGTATTTTTCTAAACCTTCCAGAGCAAATATAGCGGCTTGCTGTTTCATATCATCAATATCATGATACCCAAATTTAAATTTATAAACTAATCTTTTGCTAATATTATCTAGAACTTTTAAAAACTCTTCTTCACTAACCGTTTTTTTGGGTGTCTTTTTGTTGTTCTTGGTCATGTAGTAATTCAGCTATGCTTTTGCCCTCTTGTAATAAAAGATCATTACTAACATCTACTCCTGAGGCTTTAACTTCTAAAATTGATGATATTAAAATATCTGGATTAATGTCATTATTCATAAAAAATACCTTGCGTTTTGTTGTGTGTTACATAGTATAGTAATGTTGATCATTTTTCTGGCAACGTAAAAAGGATATTAAAATATGGCTAATTATAAAAAGTGGACAAATGCTGAACTAGATTTTCTATCTAACAATCATGCTCTTCTTAATGATGGAGAGCTTGCTAACAAACTATCCCAAATGAGCGGAGAAAATGTTACAACAGCTATGGTTCGCCGCCAAAGGCGCAAGCTAAGCATTAAGAAACAAAGAGGACGACCAGCAAAGAACAAGATTGTTCAATCTGTTGATGGTGGAGCTTCTGTTTGATTAATGAATAATATAACGAGCTAGAATAGATATAATAGGGATCCTAGAAATAGGATCCTTATTTTTTTATAAGGAATAAATATGAGGCCAAAAGGAAGTAAAGATAAACAAAAAAGAAAAGTTAAAAGAATATTGAATGGTGCAGAAGAACGGGATTTAATAGCTGAATATGTTGGCGGCGAGTCTACTCGAAATTTAATTAAAAAATATAAAGTTACAAAAAGCTATATTAGTCTCATGTTTAAGCGAAGAGGAGTATCTGCTAGAATAGATCCTTCGTTTGTTTGTCAATGGGAACAGATTGAGGATATTAAAAATATTGAGAGGGGGATTAGTGGAGTATATGCGATATATTTTATTCATAATATTAATAGTAATAATATAAAATTATATATTGGTAGTAGCGTAGATATTTCTAATAGACTAAAGGATCATGTGAGACATTTAAATCAAGACACTCACAACTCTCAAAATTTAAAAAAGATGTTTTATGATAGAGATTATAGTGTTAAATACGCTATTATAGAACGATGCGATACAGATATTATTATGCAGAAAGAAAGCTTTTATTTGGGGGCTTGGTCAAAGAGTTGTTTGTTAAATCAGTGGAAGTCTACTAATGTGGATGAATTAAAGCCTTGGTTAGACGAAGCTATTAAGAGAGATTCTTATGCTAAAAATTATGTTATTAATAAAGATACTGGATGCAAAGAAAGTTTGAGTGTTCATAAAGATGGATATAGTAGAATGAAAGTTATTATTGGAAGTCGTAATAATTTTCCGGGCGAAGCTAAATATTTGTATAAACACAGAATAGCTTATTGGGAAAAGCATGGTGAATATCCTGAGTTAGTTAGACACTTGTGCAACAATCCCAGGTGCTACAATGCGGATCATTTATCAACTGGAAATTATAGAGATAATGCTCTGGACAAACGAGGCGACTTTGTGGAAGAATTTGAATCTAAGTGGTTGGAGTTTGGAGCGGATCTTTATAAACTAAGCGATTACTATGGTGATCGCTGGAAAAAGAATATGGAGTTGAAAGATGGTAAAGTATCACGAATGATCTACGAATGGGAAAAAAAACTGGATTTGAGAAAAAAGTATCCGGATATTATAAAAAACAATATGGATCGTAGATACAATAGTCTGGCTATTAGGGAAGTTTAGCTGATACATTTATATTTTTATGTGCTTATTGTATAACCACCACCCAAGGTTTTAAGAAAACTCTCGTAGACACCTTGAAAAACAGAAAAACACCCCTAAGTTCAATGATGACAAGGGTTTACGCTTGTTTCGCTAGGTAGATTTTCGCGTAAAGTGTTTGTGTGTAAGGGTTTAGGAAAAATGTTGGAGATCGGATAGTTTGGCACAAGATTATTTTTGATTTTCGCCAAAGATTGTGCTTGAAAGTGTCGATAATATCTGTATAATAAGAG